ATATCCGTGTGATTGAATGGGGTATGTCTCTTGATGACCTATCAACGCAGCAGAGTGCCATGATTAGTGTTGTTAGTGGTGCTATGACGGGTACGATTGCCGTATGGTTGGGGAGTGAGCGAAAATGATACAAGCACTTATAGGCCCACTGACTGAGTTAGCAGGTGGGTGGCTCAAGGGTAAAGCCGATGCGCAAGCGGCTGCGGCTAATCTAAAGCTGGTTGAAGCTGAAGCCAAAGCAACGATCATGAAGTCTGCGGCTACGTCTGAGGCTGAGTGGGAAAAAATTATGGCCCAAGGGACACAAAACTCTTGGAAAGACGAATACCTCGTTCTCCTCTTCTCAATCCCGTTAATCTTATGTTTTACAGGCGATTGGGGGCGTACCACGGTAGCAGAAGGCTTTGCTGCTTTGGAAACAATGCCGGAGTGGTATCAATATACGTTGGGTGTAATCGTAGCTAGTAGCTTCGCCGTGAGGTCTGCTACTAAGTTCTTTGGAGGAAAGAAATGAGTTTTAAACTTGGAAAGCGCAGCCTGTCACGCCTTGAAGGTGTAGACGAGCGTCTAGTCGCAGTAGTAAAATATGCCATTGGCATCTCGAAGACCGACTTCACAGTTCTGGAAGGTTTACGTTCCATCGAACGTCAGCGTGAGCTAGTGAATAAGGGTAATAGCCAAACAATGAAGTCGAAGCACATCGACGGTTTAGCAGTAGACTTGGGTGCGTATGATAGCGTTACAGGCATTCGTTGGGAAGAAAGTGCGTATTTCCCCATTGCCGATGCGATGCAGCAGGCGGCTAAAGTTTGTGATGTTTCGTTGTGTTGGGGCGCTGCATGGGCTGTACCTGACCACAAATATCCGTATGATTGCCGTATATGGGATGGTAATATGGAATCCTGTTGGGAAGCATACCACGACTTGCGTCGGTCACAAGGCCGCAAAGGGTTCAATGATATGCCTCACTTCGAGCTGATAGTGTAAGAGGTTAACGATGCCGTTAAAAAAGCTACTTTTAAAGTCTGGTGTGAACCGAGAGAACACACGCTACACAAGCGAAGGTGGCTGGTATGAGTGTGACAAAATACGTTTTAGACAGGGTACACCTGAGAAAATAGGTGGTTGGCAGCGTATATCCTCCACTACGTTTCAAGGTGTGTGCAGATCACTGTGGAACTGGGTCACACTCGGTAGTATCAACTATGTTTCCGTTGGTACTAACCTTAAATTCTACATCGAAAACGGCGGTGCATATACGGACGTTACCCCATTGCGTGACACAGTATCTCTGACTGACCCGTTCGAAACTACATCTGGTTCTCCTATTGTTACGGTTACAGATGCAAATGGTGGGTACATAGACGGTGATTTTGTTACCTATAGCGGTGCTACTGCTGTTGGCGGACTTACACTAAACGGTGAATACCAGATAACTCTAACCACTACAGCTAACGAATACACAATAGATGCAGGGTCTAACGCTACGTCTACGGCGACAGGTGGTGGTACGGTGTCTGCCGCATACCAGATTAATGTCGGTACAGCGTTTGCCATCCCTCTTACAGGTTGGGGCGCAAGTTCTTGGAGTTCAGGTACTTGGGGTGTAGGTTCAACATCTACAGAATCCATACGTCTCTGGAGCCAATCTAACTTTGGTGAAGACCTTGTGTTTGGCCCACGCGGCGGTGCAATGTACTACTGGGACGCGACCAACGGATTAACCACACGTGGTGTTGAGTTATCCACACTTTCTGGTGCGAGTAACGTGCCCACAAGCCAAAGACTTATAGAAATATCAGACATCAATAGATTTGTGTTTGCGTTTGGTGCAAATGAGTTTGGTAGCGCTACGGTGAACCCGATGTTAATTCGCTGGTCAGATCAAGGTAGCGTGACAAACTGGACGCCTGCTTCTACCAATCAAGCAGGGTTTTTAACCTTATCAAACGGCACTGAGATTATTGCAGCAAAGCAGGCTCGACAAGAGGTGTTGGTCTGGACTGATTCGGCAATGTATTCTTTGCAGTATGTAGGTGCCCCTGTGGTATGGTCTGCACAGCTTGTTGGTGAAAACATATCTACTGCATCCCAAAACTGTGTGGCTTATGCGAATGGTGTAGCCTACTGGATGGGTAAAGATAAGTTTTACAAGTACGATGGACGTACGCAGCCTTTACGTTGTGATCTTCGTAAGTTTATTTTTGATGACTTTAATGAACAACAGTATGAGCAGGTATTCGCAGGTACCAATGAATCTTATCATGAAGTATGGTGGTTCTATTGTTCTGCAGATGCAACAAACATAGATCGTTATGTGGTGTATAACTACCTAGAAGACATTTGGTACTATGGTACTATGGCACGTACTGCGTGGCTTGATTCTGGTCTGCGTGGTAAACCACTTGCGGCTACCTATTCGTATAACCTTGTAAACCACGAAGAAGGCGTAGATGACAACGAGACAGGGACTACTGCGGCTATCCACTCGTATGTAGCTTCTGCAGAGTTTGATTTAGAAGATGGACATCAGTTTGCCTTTATATGGCGTATTCTGCCCGACATACGTTTCGATGGTTCTACAACAGGCTCCCCCAGTGCGACAATGACGTTACTACCGCTTGCTAACTCGGGTTCTGGGTACAACAGCCCTGCCTCTGAAGGTGGTAGTAACTCACGCACAATAACGCGCACAGCCGTGCTACCTGTAGAAGCCTACACAGGACAAATATACACCCGTGTGCGAGGCCGACAGTTGGCTATGAAAGTAGAATCAACAGAAGAAGGTGTGCAGTGGCAGCTCGGTGCACCACGGATTGATATGCGTCCTGACGGGAGACGTTAATGGCTAACGAGTTAGACAGACCTGCACCACCTGCGCTCCCACTTGCCCCTGAAGGCTATGCCCGTCCATTTATGGATCAGAATAGTAACGTACTGCGTCTATTTTTTAACAGGCTTGTCAACGCGTTTAACACTATAACTAGCACAGATGACGGCGGTAAGTTTCTCTACATGCCTCGTGGGTTGTTCTATAGCACCGTAGATCAGACGGCTGCACTTGCAAATACGGGTTACCCAGTAGAGTTTGAGAATACCTATATCGGTAACGGCATAAGTATTGGCGGCACAGATAACACAAGAATAACAGCGACAGATGACGGGGTGTATAACTTCCAAGTAACCCTGCAGTTAGAGCATAATAACTCATCAGCGGCTACGTTGTGGACGTGGATTAACAAGAACGGTACCGATCAGTCTTACGGTGGACAGAAAAATACTATTAAAGGCAACGATGACATAGCGGTGCATTGGAACTTTTCTATCGACTTAACCGCAGGGCAGTACATTGAAATGTATTGGGCTACTAGCGATACACAACTTAATCTACACACAGAAGCTGCTACAGCGCCACACCCGGGTTTGCCATCAACAGTGGTTGCAGTTTCGTTCGTAAGTAACCTATAATAAAAGCACCCTTAACAACTAGGTGCGAAAATGATTACTGAAACTCAATTCTTAGAACTATGGGATGCCTGTGTACGCGAGGCAAAACCACGACTAGATGACTACAAACAGCCAGATAACTTAGACGTAAAAGTTACTGAGGAAGAAATGGGGCTAGATAGCCTCGACAAAGTGCTAACTCTTACATTGCTAGCAGACATATACAGTATCCCAGCAGAACAGGAACACAACGTACCAAACGTGTCTCTGCGTGATCTGTATAAATGGTTTCAAGAGAACAAGACACGTGACTTTGAAACAGTAGAAGCAGCAATGGAGGAAGTGGTATGATCTACATGACAAAGTGCAACACGTTCTGCACCACAGAGATCGTGGATATTGACGACATTACGTTCCCGCAAAAAGCCAACGTAGACCTAAAGCTGTATAAGCGTGCCAAGTCTGGCCTGTTTTACCCACCGCACAAGGCGTTTGACCGAATCATCACGCAAGACCTGATCGACTACGTTAATAACAACCCAGTAAAGGGTAAGACAGCGTTCTTGTTTGCAGCGGGTAGCCAAGGATGGGGGCCAAACAGCGGCAAGTACGACCAGAACCCCGATGCATTGCTACATCATAAGTGTAAAATACCGTTCATCACACTGACAAATATTTATGCAGGACGTATTGCTAGTGTGTTTCACGTCAAGGACCACGTGTCCACGGATGCTAGTGCCTGTGCGTCTAGCCTAAAGATTATGATGGACATGCAGCACCTGTTTCACCTCTATGGGTTTGACCGTGCCAT